GCTCGGTTTCGACAAGTTTCACGTCGAGCTTGACAGCGTGCTTGACCTTCGGGTTGTGCTCGACAATTCCAATCGTTTCGCCGTCCTGAAACTTGGCGTGAGCCATGCACCACAACTTGCGTCGGAACTGGATAGCTTGACACCACTTCCTCCAGTCTCGCTTGATGGCCTCGATGTCGTCGATGGATTCCTGCTGGTCGGCTTCGTCGTCGGCCAGCAGTCGCAGTTTCGGCCCCTTGCGAATCACGAAAGTCGCATGGGTCCGCTGGATTCCGTTGACGATGCCGTTGTTGGATGACTCGTAACGCGAGCGGCGAGTTAGGATCTCCCGCACGCCGCGGGAGTTGGCGCTGTCGGCGTCGTAGGAATCAGTGAACGCCCAATGCTTCTGGTTGTCGGTAAGCGTCTGTGCCAGGTCGTAGGTTGCCTGAATGTCGCCCGTGGGAGACTTGCGGCGTCGAATCGGCACGGCCGCAACCTCGGCGTGCTTTCGCTTGCCATTACCGTTGGCGTGAATCGGAAATCCGTCCGGTCCCAGAATGGGCGACAGTCTTTTCGACCGGAATCTATCGGACAGTGCCAAGGTCATGAGTCGTTGCGGGCTCCGCAAGGCTGGATCTGCTTGAACACGATGCCGCGATGGTTTTTGGTGGAAGCGGCGACTTCGGCGGCGAATCGCAAGGCGGTAATCTGGTCCTGAATCGACATCGCCGACATGCTTGACGTACCGGCCCCGAACGACGTGGATTGCACGCCATCGACGGCGGCCTGTTTCATGGCGTCAAGAATTTCGGTGGTCGTCGTCATGCGGTGCCCTCGAGTGGCGGGTGCTGGTGTCGATCCAACCATGCCTGGGTTATGAACCCAAGCCGGGCGCCGGCCCACCCGCGATATCAACCAGCCGGAAAACGAAAAAGGCCCATGCAACGGATGCAGCCCGCTGCATGGGCCTTGTACTTCGCTGGGTTCGCGCCGGTTAATTACTCCGCCGCGTCGCCGATCTGGTTGTTAGGCGTAATCCTATGGTGCCCTGCGCCTTTAACGCAAGACAACTCCGCTCGGTGCTTTCCTATAAGTGGATTTAGTATCCGGATCTTGGCACTTCCACAGTCGTCAAGACCGCGTTGCAGTTCCGACAACGGCGGTATCTCGTGATCTCGCCATTGTGCGGCCTCGTCGTTTCGACTCTGAAATTATGACACCCGCACTTGGAGCAAGTGAATCCTCGCACGTCCATGCTGGCACGTACCATCTCGGCAGCAACTTCTTCCGCACGCGGCCGGCTTCGGTAGCGATTCATTTTGTCCTCGGCGGATTCGTTGTCAGACATGGTTACGCGCAGTCGGCTCCGTCAGATTCCATCGGCCTTGTTGCTGCCTTCGGTTCCAGTGGGTAGTAAGCACCAATCAATACTTTCTCGTTGCGCGGTGCGATAGCATCAAGCTGGATCGGCGCCACACAATCCGTCGGTTCCTTACACGCGGCGACGGCTTTTTCTTCGGTGGTAAATACCCCGATCAACTGAAATTGCACAACCTCGCCCGAGTCTGTTTTGTGCGTGAATACCTGGAGTGCGATCCAGACCACGTTGTAATTTCTGACGGTAAATCCAGGCGGCAGACACACAATATCCCCGCGTTCGATTTTGCGAAGTGCGATTCCAAGGCAGTCCGGATTCATGCCTCCTGTTGCGTCAATCACTGGCATTGGCAGTTTCCTTTCTCACTCGTCAACTACTTATTGGACTCCACCTCCACCCAAGCACAACCCAAACCAGCAGGCGAACGATCCATTTCGGGCGATGCGTTGTCCCAATCCGATACCCGCAAACGCCATCGGCCGACGTTCTCCATTCGCCGACTTGATTCACGGCCTCGAACACGATGTCCCCAGGAGGTGTTCCGTTTCCAGGCCGAAACACAACATTCCCGCCAGCTAAATACTGTTCGGTCAAAATCACTACACTCCGTTCTTCCACGGCAGTTTTCTCCTACTTCATCGCCACCGCCATTGGCCGGCTGGCGTACTTCGCCGCCACAGTTGCCGCCGATGGCCGGTTGACGTAATCCGTCGCCTTCTTTCGTGCCTTAGGCGTGCCGCCAAGCCGCTCCGCGTTGTTGGCCAGGAAGTCGGCCGCGGTCGTCGCCATGTACCCGCAGTCGAGGTAATGGTTCTGGGCGTGATCCGTGACCGGCCGCCAGACCTGAACCACGCCCCGGCCTTTCAAGACTTGCTGTTTCAGCACCTCCGCCCGGATCTGGCTCGAATACACGTCCCGATCGGACGTTTCGCATTGAAACAGAGTGATTGACCCTTGCTGTCCAGGCTCGATGGTAAAGCCCTGGTGAAACGTCGATTTCCACGTGTCCGTGTTGACGTGGACAAGTTGCACGCCAAACCACTTGGTATTGCCCTTCGGTTTTGGTTTACGGATATGGTAATCGTTTCCAACGTACAGCGTGAACTCTGACTTGGCCTCTGGCGAATGGTAAGCAGACATGCGCGGCTGGCTTTCTCCGTAGCCCTTCACCGGCCGCCAGATCGCTTGCATGACGCCAAGCCCTTTGTTGGCCATTGCGCAGAACGTGTAGACCGCCTTTTGGTGAGGCGGATAGCTCGAATCAATCCAGACCTGGGCAGCGTTCTCGCCTGGGATCGTAGACCACTTGCGGCCGGCTTCGTCAATCCAGCCTAAATCAAACTGGCGTTTCAGTTTCTTCAATCCCTCGATGATCGCTTCCTTGGCGAGCTTCGTCTTGTCCAGGTCCAGCGTAGCATGGTCGAAAACGTGTAGCGTAATCGCTTCTGTTTCCGGATTGCGAACGACCGCCTTGCCTTCCCAGTACAGAATCCTTGCATGGGTGTCGATTGCCAACGCAATCCCGATGCAGTTCGGCGGGATGATACCACGCTTTAACGCGACTTCCTTGGATTCGATATCGTCGAGCTCCAATTCTTCCAGGATCAAGTCTGGAGAACTGTACGGCTTGGCGTTGGTGAATTGCAGGATCTCACGTTCGGCGCCTTCCTTGTCCTTGGACCGTGCTCCACGCCATTCTTCCGCACCGCATGTCCCGGCGTTGGTAAACGGATTGTCTATGGCACCCCACCGAAATCCAAGTGTACGTGTGCGAGGCGGCTTTCCAATAATTTCGCCATCTGGAGCAACCTCTTGACCGTTGTGTACCAGCAGCATCCTCGCCCATCCCCATTCCCGATCCGCTTGCGTCCAAGCATGATCGCATTCAGGGCAGTGCCAGGCAGATTTCTCGCGGGCCGTTTCCTCGTCTTCGCAATCCTGCCATCCTTTAAGGTGATCACGTTCCGGACACACCCACGCCTTGCAGTAGGGACACGGACGAACGAGCTTTGATTGCGTGCCATGCGTGTACTCCGTCCAAATCTTGCCTTCCGGAATGGATGCCGTGCATTCGAGGTACACCCGCCGATGAGACTCGGCAAATCCGCGTAGCCGAGCCGCAATTTGCGTGCAAGCGTCAGCTTCGCGGGACCGCTCCCCAGGATCATCCATGCCGTCAGTCTCGGTAATCGCGGCTACGCGCACGCCGGATAGGCCGGCGCGGGCTTTATCGCTACCGCCCTTCGACATGAACCGAAGCATGGTCCCGTTGGCAAACGCGACGTTCGATTTCACGTCACCGCCGCGTGATCCTTCACCGCGAACTGGCAGCAAGTCGCTATACCGACTGGCCTCGATGACCGGCAGGAAATCGCGTCGCCATTTGTCGTTGGCCATTCGCATGTCAGGCAGTCCGATGATAACCGGCTCGTTCAGTTCAAACAGATGGTACAAAACCGGAATGACGTACCCCATGAACGTTTTGCCGTTCTGTGTCGGTGCAACCAGGGCCGTTCTCCACCATCGGCCGCTGTCGAGTTCACGAAACCAGATCCGGCTCGCCGGGTGACGACTGTGTGAAAACCGCTTCCCCTTGTGCTCCCCAGTCGGTATCCAGATTTCCTCTTCCGCCCACTGGCTCATCGGACGGACGATCGGCGACATCGCCGCCTGAATCATCTTGTCCACCATCGTCGCCACCGACGGCAATAGGTCCGGCAAGATTTCCGAATTTCTTTCGGGCCATGTCTCGGTATTCAGCGAGAGCATCGTTTAGCATCCTCTGAGCGTCCGGACCAAAGTGTTGCCCAAGTTGTTCGCCGAGTTTTCTCAAGTGTCCGGCAAGACCTGAGACCTCGGCGACCATTTCTTCAATCGGGACGACGGTGCTTTTCTGGCGTTCGTACTCCAGTTCGGAAAGCCTTGCCCGTGCCAAGCGGAATCGCTCTAACGCTGGCGTATCCGGACCTGACAGCAACTCGCTTTCATCGACGCCAAGCGGAATTAGCGACTGGCTTCCATTCCCACCGCTGCCGCTTCCTCGCCTTGGCGCCCCCGGTCCTTCTGTTCGATACCAGCGAAAGATGTCTGCGGCGTTGTACGTGCATGCATTTAGTTTGCCGTTCCCTGTTTGCGTTCGCGGCATTCCTTTCAGCAGCCAGTACCGAACCGACTGAGCGGCCACGTCGGCAAACTTCGCCACTTCTTCAATGCTGGTCAGATCAAATCGGCGAATATCGAAACCGGCAGGTTTTTTCGATTGTTTCACCATCGCTTAGGATGTTCCTAGAAGACCTGGGAACCGATAGGAGTTCGGAAGATCCTCGTCGCCGTCGTCTTCAGGCGCGAATGGATCGCTCCAGTTTACGCCGTCGCGGCTGATTCTGTATTCAGAGCCGTCGGCCCACACGACACCGCTGACGAGCCCGTTGGAATCGGCGGTCAGTGTCCGGCGTGCGGAATCGTAGATATTGCGAGCACCGGCACTTACTTGCTCGATGTAGACGGTAGCACTTGGCTCGACAAGGCACGTTTGGGCGTACACGTATCCCCATCCAGTTACTTGATCTTCGTCGGCTGGCGGAGAGAACGAGATCGCCGTCAGCGATTGCGTGCTTGCCGTCGCCGCCGAGACAACCAGCGTAGCCGTTTTCTGATCGTAGCCGTCAGCCGTAATCGCCAGAGTCCATGTGCCCGCGTCAACGCCAAACGTGACAACACCGAGGGCAGACGTGTTGCCAGTCCGCACGATCGCCCCCTTG